AGCAAAAAACTGAAGAAAATATATCTTTAAATAAAGGCGACAAAATAATAGTAAATTGCTGTAATGAAGGAATTGGCCCAAGTGATTTAAAAGAAGTAATCGAAACATTAAAAAATTATGATGTTCGTGTTCTGTTTAATTCGCATATTCATGAGAACTTACCTTACAAGTATGATACATATGTAGATTATTTTTCAGCACACTGCGGCTTTGTAAATTACAATCAAACATTGGATGTTGATTGGAAAAACTTGTTTATGATGAAAAAATTTATTTCACTTAATCGTAGAGCAAGTGTAGGACGTTGTAAATTAGCAAAAAAATTACTAGATACATTTAAGCATAATACATTTCATTTAAGTTGTGGATCGCAACCTGACCCTTACTTGGGCATAAAACAAAACTTACATGATATTATGCATCCATATACTTTGCCTGTATTACTAGACGGCGAAACAGGTGGAATGAAAGATCAGCATAATCATAGTAATACAGACTGGTTTGCATGTTTTATTAATTTAGTAACAGAAACAAGCAATCAAACGGATCCAGACAGTTGGCACGAAGATACACACGAAACGATATTAGTTCATAATGATAATATTACATACAAGCAACATGACTTTGAAACTCCAACTAATGAAACATTTGATGTATTGTATTGTCATGATAGTTTTCAATATGCACTTAATCCATTATTAACATTAAGTAATTGGCACAATATGCTTACTGACGGTGGTGCATTGGTACTAAATGTACCAAGCACAACTAATCTCAAATACAATAAGTTAGCATACTCACAGCCAAGTTACCATTATTATAATCATACATTAGATAGTTTAATTCATATGCTAGCAGTGAGTGGGTTCGATTGCGAATCAGGGTTTTTTCAACAGGAAGTTAATGATAATTGGATTAAAGTAGTTGTTTATAAAAGTGACATAGCACCAATGGATCCCAAAACTACAACGTGGTATGATTTAGCAGACAAAGGACTATTGCCAAAAACAGGTGCAGACAGTGTTAATAAATACGGATACATGAAACGAGAAGACTTAGTTCTTCCGTGGCTTGATTATAGTAATATTTGGTACGGACAATAATATGCAAGTAGCGTTAATTACAGGCGGTTTCGACCCACTTCACAGTGGGCATTTAGCGTATATAAAAGAAGCACAGCAGTTCGGTAGACTAGTAGTTGCTGTTAATAGCGACGAATGGTTAGCACGTAAGAAAGGTCATGCATTTATGCCATTGAGTGAGCGTGTAGAGATACTACGTAATATCAAAGGGGTTAGAGATGTAGTTGTTTTTGATGACTCTGATGATACAGCATGTGATGCAATTGCAATGACACATAGGTTATATCACGGCGCTACAGTACATTTTATTAACGGTGGCGACAGAACACAAGAGAATATACCAGAAATGGAGTGTTCTAGTGTTCGCACATGGCATGATGTTGAATTTCATTTTGGTGTAGGTGGAAAAGATAAGAAGAATTCCTCGTCATGGATACTAAAAGAATGGATGGCACCTAAAACAGAACGAGAATGGGGGTATTACCGTGTAATACACGAAACAAACACACATAAGGTTAAAGAACTTACTGTAGAACCTGAACAAAGTTTAAGCCTGCAGAAACATAAACACCGGAGTGAATTTTGGTTTGTTTCAGAAGGCATTGCTACTGTAGAGCAAGGTACAAATTCAACAGTGCTATCTAAGAGGGAGTACGCAGTATACGAACAACTAGTAATACCTGTAGACTCTTGGCACAGATTAAGCAACGAAACAGATCTACCAGTTAAAATAATAGAAATACAATATGGCACGCAATGTAACGAAGAGGATATCGAGCGTAATTAATATTTTTGATAAATATTGATAAATATTGATAATTATACTATTAAAAGGAAAAAACATGCCAACTAGAACTATTAAAGTATGCGGTCATACAACAGGCGCAACCGCCACATTTACATTTAACGGAATTGAGGTATTTAACGGAACTGTAGCGAGTGCTGGAACTGAAACGGAAGCAGAACCTCTATTTACATTTGATATATCTACAGATATCAATGGATATATCCCGGGTATTCTTAGTGTGTCAAGCGGAACAATGTGCGTCTCTGTAATGCAATCTAACTACTCAACCTGGATTGGCGACGGAGTTGACGCAAGTGAAATGGTTGATACTTATAATTGGATGAATTCCGCGTCTAAAGAATCTACCATTAACAGAGTTATTAATGGATACGAACAACCCGATGCTATTGGAAATTTTAGTCTCAATGACAGAGAGGTATCATCCGACTCGTTGCCGGGAGCATTCCCTGCTATAGTAACTGCAGGCGATGTAAACTACACTGCGGACTGGGCTATAGACGAAGCAATTACTAGTTAACCACTTATGTAATTAGTGTATAATACCCTTACATTGTTAACACTTGTAGGGAGTATTATATGGAAAAAGTTAAAATTGCTAACGGCACATACCGTGACAAAACGGTAAATAATCAAACATTTAAATTAATACAGCATATTCGTACAAACAAATATGGATCGTATTTAACAGTTGAACCAAACAAAAAGTTTAGTAATGGTCAAAAAACTATACGTGTTAGAGTTTTGCCTAGTGATGTTACGTATCTAAACAATACAAAACTTAATACAGAATCAGATGAACAGGTAATGGAACGCATTGCTGAACGTTTCTCTATCTTAGACGAAATGACCAAAGCAACAATTTCAACTGACATTAGAGCAATGATTGTTTCTGGTCCGCCTGGTGTAGGTAAATCATACGGAGTCGAAAAGCAACTTGAAAAAGCAAGTATGTTTGATGTTATTGCAAGTGTTAATCCAAAGTACGAAGTAGTTAAAGGAGCAATGACTCCAATTGGATTGTACGCGACACTGTTTAGACATTCAGCAGACGGGAATGTACTTGTATTTGATGACTGTGATGTTGTACTCCAAGACGATCTTAGTTTGAATTTACTTAAAGCGGCATTAGATAGTGGAAAGAAGCGTAAAGTATTTTGGAACGCAGATAGTAACTTACTACGTAGAGAAGGTATTCCTTCGTCGTTTGATTTTGAAGGTGCTGTGATCTTTATTACTAATCTAAAGTTTAATCATATCCGTAGTAAAAAGTTACAAGATCATTTAGCAGCATTACAAAGCAGATGCCATTACTTAGATTTAACATTAAACACAATGCGTGACAAAGTGTTACGTGTACGTCAAATTGCTAATACAGGCGAACTATTCAAAGATTATAGTAAACTTAGTACAGAACAAGGAATGGAGATTATTAATTTCATGGAAATGCACAAAGATGAGTTACGTGAAATGAGCTTAAGGATGGCATTAAAAATTGCTGATTTAAGAGTAATCAACGAAGAACGTTGGAAATTTCTAGCAAGAAATACATGTATGAATAATAGTTTTTAACAGGTTAAGTAAGTGTTTATTGTGTTATTACTCCCTATAATAGCCTCCCTAAATAAACACTACTAACAGGTACAAGGAAACTTGTACCAACCCCGGGTACAACAGGTTATTTTAAATCTTTTTGTTAACTGTTGTACCCACCCCCATTTAATAGAGACGTATATGAAAAAAGCAATAATAGTAGTAAGAGACGAAGTTAACTGCGCAATTAAAGATCTCGATTTAGATATGCGTAAGAAACTTGTACGACAATTTAAGTACGATATTCCAAATGCTAAGTTCATGCCTGCATATAGATTGGGAAGATGGGACGGAACAGTTTCGTTTTTTAACCTAGGCGGAAGTACGTACTTGAATTTGTTACCCGAAATTCTACCAACGTTAATTAACGACGGATGGGAAATTGAAATCGATGACCAACGTGAGTACGAGACTAATTTTGATTTAGACACAGTTGATCAAAATACATTTAGACATGTTATGTGGCCAAAGGACCATCCTGTAGAAGGACAACCTGTTGTGTTGCGCGATTACCAAATAGAAATTGTTAATGATTTCTTGAAGAATCCACAATGTCTACAAGAAATTGCGACAGGCGCCGGCAAGACATTAATTACTGCAACGTTAAGTCAGCGCATTGAAAGCCACGGTAGAAGTATTGTTATTGTTCCTAATAAGAGCTTAGTAGTACAAACTGAAGAAGATTATATCAATATGCAACTTGATGTTGGTGTGTTCTTTGGCGACAGAAAGGAATTAGGAAAACAGCACACTATATGTACTTGGCAAAGTCTTAATTCGTTGATGAAAAACACTAAAGCAGGCAAAGGCAATTACACTATAAGCGAGTTCTTAGAAGGCGTAGTTTGCGTTATGGTTGACGAAGTCCATAGTGCAAAGGCAGACGCACTCAAGACATTATTAACTGGTCCAATGGCACGTATTCCATTGCGCTGGGGCTTAACAGGTACAGTACCTAAGGAAGATTTTGAATTTCAGTCACTGCACGTTAGTTTAGGTAAGGTAATTAGTAAAGTTTCTGCAAAGGAACTACAGGATAAAGGTGTACTTGCAAATTGTCATGTGAACGTGGTGCAGTTAATTGACCACGCAGAGCACAGCAACTACCAAAGCGAGTTAAAGTATCTATTAACTAATCCAGATCGTTTAGATATTATGGCAAATTTAATTAACGAAGCAAATAAGACCGGCAATACACTAGTGCTAGTTGATCGCGTCGAAGCAGGAAAGGAATTAGTTTCGCGCATTGGGGTTAATGCGGTATTTGTTAGTGGAGCAACTAAAAATAGTGATCGTAAAGAACAGTACGACGAAGTGTCAAACTCAAGTAACAAAATTATTGTAGCAACGTACGGTGTTGCGTCAGTAGGTATTAACATCCCTCGAATCTTTAATTTAATGTTAATTGAACCAGGAAAATCGTTTGTACGAGTTATACAATCCATTGGACGAGGCATTCGCAAGGCAGAAGATAAAGACGAAGTGCAAATCTGGGATATCACAAGTACGTGTAAGTTTGCTAAACGCCATTTAACAAAGCGTAAGAAATTCTACAAAGAAGCAAATTACCCATTTAGTATCAAAAAATTAGACTGGAAATAAGTTAGCATAATTATTTAACCCTTTCTAGGTTAAAAGGTTAAACATGCACTACCTATTTTTAATTACTATGTACAATACACTCTATGAAAATACATACACTAGACGACACAGCTTATGATCTAAACGAATTACCTGCGACTATAGATGATGTAAGATTTGCTATTTTTGATAATAGTAATCCAAAGGATGCAGATTATTTTTTTACACCATTAATATTTTTAGAGAGTTTTACTTCTCCTGCCATTGTATTAAGAATAGGCGAACATGTTATTAAAATGCCTATGGACTGGCACCTATTAATCGGCGAGGAAGATACAGGAGATTTAGAAGCAATTCCATTAACTTGTATTAATGACAGAGACTTTAAAGCATTTTCTTTTAATAGTTTAAGTGGGTATATTGCAAATTTCTTACCTGTTGAAGTTATTGATGTATATAACGAAGTTCAATGGTATAATCCCAAACTTAAAAATGGCCAGTATCTAGCAGTTCCACTAAACAATACAGAAAAACCAATAGTTGTGTATTTCATTAAAGATGTGTCCCGAAACTGCCAAGTAGTGGATTATGCTCAAGCATGGTAGCAAAGAAAAAGTACAGTTTGGATATATTGAATAAGGTTGTTCCTTCTATAGATAGCAAGGATTATTTAATGTACGATAATTTAAGCGATGTCGAACGCAAGGCATTTGCTGCAGTTGTTGTTATGCGTTGGGGAGCAAACCTTGCTATTTCTGATGCTGAACTACAAGGGTTTTATATAAGGAGTATAAACTATCATGCAAATAAACATTTCTTTAGCATGTATAAACATCCTAAATTACAATGGTTAATGATTGTTGCTAGTAGTCCAAAGATTGGACATTACAAGCGCAAGTGGGTGGGAAAAAAGAAAACACCAAGTAAAGCAAGGGATCAAAGGAAAAAGATATTGCGTGATATACACCCTACATATAAAGAAGATGAAATTGATATGCTAAGCGATATGGTTACTAAAAGAGAGTTAACACAATATGCTAAAGACTGCGGAGAAAGGTAAGGTTTACACTTGTAAGTATTGTAATAAGGATTTTAAGAGAGAAAAATCTTTAGTGGTACATTTGTGTGAAAAGAAAAAACGCTGGCAAGAGAAGGAAGAAAAGGGTGTGCGCATTGGTTACAACTCTTATGTAAAATC